CGCGACTCAGTACGACGACGAAGGATAGGGTCAACCCAATCCTTCAAGAAGTCGTTAGCGATGTTGACGTCCTGGAAGGCGTTCTCCATACCTCGGAGAATGTTGTCAACCTGACGACTATCGCCCCTGATCGTGATCTCCATGAGTCCGCCCGCGATGGGCGCACCCCTACCGGTTCCAGCCACGCTCTACCTCGTAAGGAGCAGGCGAAAAGGTGCGGGGACCAAACATCATCCCATCTGCACCAGTGAAGTTTGCGTAGAAAGCATCGACATTGGAGTGAGCCTCGGCGTTGCGGATCGCAGGCCCTTGAGCCGCGTCTCCACTCAGCGGAACCTTCTTGGCATCCAGATCGATCTTGCCACTAGAGATCTGCTTGAGTGCGTCAGTCGCCTCGCGAATGAGACGGTTAGCATACGCATGAGTTTCGGTGTCCTCGCCAGAGGACGCTACGGCCATAATGTAGCGCCCACTGGCGAGGTACCGGTTGATCCGCTTGAGCATCAGACTGACGGGGCGCGACAATGCACTGCCGTCAGATGATTGTACGATGGGCGTCTCGTACATGAACCCGAGCACTGCGTCGATCTCGTCCGAAGCATCCTGCACGTAGGAGGCCATGACTTCAGAAGAAGTTACGGGTATCCCTCCCAGCAACAGGAGGTCAGTCGGTTCCGAGTACGGCACAGTAACTCAGGCCCTTCAGATCAGGAAGCGGGCGGGGTGGCAGGCTGCGAGGACCGCTGCACGTCAGCGGGACCAGCAGTGCCCTCAGGGTTCTCCTCGGTCTCGACCGGGTTCTCCGGCTGAGACTCGCCCTCGGGCACAGCGAGCGCAGCGGTGAAGCCCTGACCCGAGGTAGCCGTGTAGACCGGCTCGGAGCTGGTGCCAGCACCCTGCGTCGCGGTGCTCTCGGCCGGAGGAGCAGCAACCTTGACGACCGGCGGGTTGTCGAAGATGTCACCCTCGACCTCAGCCAGAACGCCACCGTCGGCGCGCAGCGGCTGACCGCCCACGCCTGCATAGGTCATGTACTCCGGGGAGACACCGACGAAGTTGGTGGTGTCGTTGCCCTCGACTGCGAAGGGCGCGTACACGTCCACGGGCTGGACGACGCCACCACGTGACTCAGAAGCGAACCCCTCGGCGCGGCGCGCCTCGTAGGCCACCTCCTCGCTGCTGGGCCAGCGGGTGGGCTCTTCGGACTTGGCCTTGGCCATTGAGTTTCTCCTTTACCTGTGTTCTCGGATGTACGCTGCTGCGTATTCTAGTACATCTGGATCGTCCTTGAACTTACCAAGGCCGAAGTTGCAGTCCCTGCAGATCAGTCCACGAACCTTCGAACTGTTGTGACAGTGATCTACAGACAACGCGCCATGTAGCTCACCCTCCGGTGACGCTCCACAGATTGCACACACACCGTCCTGCTTCGCAAGGATTGCGTAGTAGTCAGTTTCAGTGATGCCGTATTTAAACTTTAACAAATAAAAACGATTGCTCTTTAACTTCCTGCAAGTTTTACATTGAGATGAGTAGCCGTTAATCATGCTACTGTCTCGATAAAACTGAGCTATTAACTTTTTATCACCACACATCGAACAGCGCTTTTGTCCGTCAATGATGGGCTCTGCTGGGCGTCCGGTCGTCATAACGGGAAACATACCGCATATGACGGGAAACCCCTAATCCCCTAGTGTCGGAGGGTCAATCACTCGACCCCCCGACACTAGAAACACCCTACTTTGCGTCCGTTAGAGGACGGTCAAAGAATAGGTGTACTCCATGTAGGGGAAAACTGGGAAGGCTTTGATGCCTGCCCCACGCACGGTCATCCACGGGTCCTTGTAGTCCTCTTCCCATTCGTAGTACCCGGACGACCAGTTACCCTCCGGGTGGGGGGCCGTGAGGGTCTTAGCGAAGCCGATGGACGTGCCATCCACCTCGCCCAGGTCCTCCGGGTTGGGGAGGAAGAAGACCTTGTTGTCGGACAGGAACCGCTGGTTGCTCCAGGTCTTCGAACCAACCGGACGGGTCCGGTACACCGAGTCGTAGACCTGAAAGCGAACACCGGTTGCGGCCTCGACAGCATCGATCGCACGCTGCGGACCCCAGCCCGGCATCAGGTAGTTCGGGTCGATCGGGCTGGAGGGGGTGCCGCCGACGACCCCGGCCAGGGCGGTGAAGCGGTTGGACTTCCAGAAGGTGTTGAGTACCTTCTGACTGGTGATCGCCCGCTTGAACCGGAAGCCGTAGTTGTCGTTCATGAACTCGTTAACCGTCAGCAGGTCACCGATCGGGTCGTGCGTGGTCCCGTTGTACAGACCACCAGCAGGCGCCTGGTCCTGCTGGTTCGCCGGACGCTGGAAGTCCACGGTGAACTTGATGCGGCCGTCGTTGTACGTGATCTTGCCGGACTCGATGACCTGCATGATCAGCCACTCAAGCCGGTTGTCGAGCATCCGGCGACGACGAGCGTCGTCGCGAGCAACTCGCCGGTTGAAGTCCTCGACCGTGTTGCCGGTGAAGGCGAGACCGGAGAGCTGGACACCGGCACCCTCGAGAGCCTGACGGATGATCAGGTCGTCGCGGTAGCGAGTCACGTCGGACGCGGAGTACTCGTCCTTCAGAGCCCAGTCGATGATGCTGGCCCGACCGGTGCCCGAGGTCACCATGTCCTTCTGGCTCAGCTCGGACTCGGCGTCCTCGGCGCGGGCGGGCGCCATGCCCTCCTGCAGTCCGCCCTTGATGTAGTCGAAGATCACGTCGTCAGTGGCGACGTCGAGCATCGGGGCGATCTGCTGAACGCCGATGTGCTCCGAGGGGTAGGGACGCTCGCGGATCGAGCCGAGCGCCACCTCCTTGCGGACAAGGCGGTCGAGGGGCGTGGCGGCGTGGTTGGACGTACGACGACCACCCGCGACTCCCGGCAGGAGCGGCATGGACATTGGTAGAATCTCCTCGTTCTCGGTTCAGGCAGGTGGTAGTCGGTGTTACTGGAAGAGGATGTCGAGGCCCTTGGTGCCCCGAAGAGCGTTCGCCGTGGTGTCCGTGAGGACGACCGCAACGTTGCTCGCGTTGTACTCGATGCACCAACCCTGGACGGCAGTGCAGACGTAGACCGCCGCGACCTCGACATCACGCTCAATGAGCTGCCACGGCAGGAAGGTCCGGTTGAGACCAACGATGTTCGTCAGCACCTGACGGCCATCGGTGGCACCGGCGCTGAACACGCCGACCTTGCCAGCGTCGGGACCGGAGGTGATCTTCGCCAGGACGGTGCCCTGCTGCAGCACCTTCTGACCCGCGTTGCCGTCGATGGTCACCGGGGGCAGCGAGGCGGCGGCGAAGGTGTAGCTCGTCGTCTTGATGCCCTTGGTGGAACGGAGGAACTCGTTGCGACCGAACGGCGTACCGACGCTCGTGTCAACCTTCTGGAAACTGGGCATTTCTTGGTCCTATTCTTCTCAGTCAGTCTGGGCGGCGTCGGCGGTCAGAGGGTGGGCGTCTTGCCCGCGGCGACCAGGCGGGCGTAGGCACCCGTGGACTTGATCTGGTCGGGCGTCATGGTGTAGGCCAGGGTCGCAACGACCTCCTGGTCGTTGACGATCGCCTGGTCGGCGGCCGACAGGGTCCCCTCGGTGCTACCAGCCGGAGCCTGACCGGAGTGGTTCGTCGTGCCCTGACCATGCACACCCAGCGCAGCGATGACAGGCGCGTCGGTCCACGTGGCCTTCCAGGCACCGAACTGCTCGTCGCTGAGGGTCTTGGTGAAGACGATGGTGGCCTCGCGGTTGGCCTCCAGCATCTTGTTCCCGGAGACGAGACCAGCGACGAAGTCGACACGAGCCTTCTCCAGGGACTCCTTCTTGAACGTACCGAGGACGGTCAGCTCAGCCTGGACGGCCGCGAAGTCCGTGGTCTTCGCGCCGCTCGCCAGCGTGAACTCGAACGCCTGGGTCTGCGCCCCGTGCTGACTGACGATCTGGCCACCGGGGGTGACGGCAGGCGGCGTGGCCGGTGCGCCGGTCTGACCCGGGACGGTGCTGGTGTCCATCTGGCTCTCCTTCTCGATCATGATGCTTCGCGTGGTGCCGACCCCGTTGGCCGACCCGAACTTCGTGAGACCTTCGACTGCGGGGAAGTCCACGTACGCAACGCCCTGGTAGACAGGCCAGTACTCAGCCTCGTCGTTAGAACGCCACCCTCCAACCTCGGACGACACGCTCTTCCACAGACCGTTGTCGATCTTCTTGGCAGCGTCTTCGTCAAGGATCTCGTAGTCGCCGAGGAGGTAGCTGTAAGACTGGCCATCGACGTTATTGCGACGCTTCTCGACCCGAAGGCCAGTGTGCCAGCCGATGAGACCATCCATGATCGCCGCACCGGAGTCGAAGAACCCGTTGTGACCCTTGCGAACAGGCACCCCAGGCATGACACCCTTGGAAACCAGGTAGTCGAAGTTATCGACCATCTGGTCCATGTGCATGTCTTCCCACGTGTGCTGCTCGCCCATGCTGTCCCGGAATACACCAGAACGGAAGACCGGCACGCCTTCCAGGATCAGGGTCTTCTTCCCAGAAGTCGCGTCGGTACGCCACGTCTTACGGAACGATCCTGGAGTAGGAGCGGCCGAGAAGAGCGTGACGTGGCGGCGAGCCTCGTTGGGCAGGGTGGCTGTGTTCATGTTGGCGGTCACCTTACCTATGTGGTTGATCGGTTGGCAACGATGAGCGGGGGGTCACTTCGTTACGAAGGGCCTCCGGTGCTTCAGACGTCTTCAGAGCCAGCACGTTAGGCTCCTGGATAAAAACAGTCTGCCACCGGTAGCAATCCCTACAATGGAGACTGATTTCACCTCCGTAGACAATGCTCTCACCATAGATGCGATTACTCTTGTAGATCCGCTGATGAAGATACAGGCGCCCCTTCTCGTCTACACCATACGTAGCGAGCAGCGGCTGGCGCGAGCAAAAGCATCGAAGATCATGCCGGGTACGCTGACGAGGAAGCCTAGCCATCAGTCCCCCACCGACACATGGCCGTCGTCAGGACAAGTCACATCGCCACAGTTGTGAACAAAGTCCTGTCGATCATTAAAGGAGACGTCTTCTCCAGCGTCGTAACAAGAATACTGATGACCAGGCCACTCGGTACAGTGAGCAGCGTACGGACCTGGCTGCTGGCACCGATCCCTGCGAGGCTTACCCATTGAGCACCTCAAGCTGGTGATCCATGATGTTGCTGAAGTGAGTCATGAACTCACTAGCCGAACTGAACGGCACGTTAACTGCCTCGGTAGCCAGAGCGTCCATGCGTCGGAAGAACACATCGATACCCTCGTTGCCGACTCCCTGGCGAGCGAGCGCGTGACGCATCTTCTTGCGGTACCCCATGTCGATCTTGAAGCTCGATCCCCACTTGTTCTGACTGAAAGCCGTCTGCGCTTGTCCTGCAACCCGCTGCTTGATTGCTTCAGCGGTAGTTGCCGCGTCGTCGTCGGAGGTAACGTCGTCGCCCGTGGGGTCGGGCGCAGGGGCCGGGTCCGGCTTGGTCAACTCCCGAACCTCGGTGAGCTTCATGCCGATCAGTTCGCCAACCTGCTCAAGGTCAGGCATAGCCTTGTCGTTGTTCAGCAGCGCCTGGATGACCGTAGCGATGATCGCGTTGTTGTCGTTACCAAGCTTGCGGAACTTGATACGAGCGCGGGGAGCGTTCACGCCAAAGTTGAAGTCCACCATGCGCGACAGGATGTACTTGTCAATGTACTGCTTGCGGTCGCCGTTCAGTGCGTTCAGCATCCACAGGTACATCTGCATGTGGCCCTGGCCGAGGTTGTAGCTACCGACATCCGCAG